ATTTAAAATATCTATGTGATAAGATAATGGTTCCACCACAAAACATTGTTTTGGATTTTTTGGAAGTATTGAATATGTAAATGGACCTAATGATGCTCCTAAATCAACAACAATATCACCTTCTTCCACCTCAAATAATCTTTCATATATGTTATACTCAAATATTTCTTGAGTTGCTTGACTCACATACCATTCACTTTTTTTACCCCAATCAAATGTAATCTCATCTACTTGAAATGTATTTTCTTCTTTACCCATAATTTTATTAATTTCTTTTATTACCATTTCTGATGTTATTTGTTTTGAACACTCAAATTGACGATCAGTTCCTTTATGTAAAGGACACCAATTCCAATCTCCTGCGTCTAATCTATCCCAATTAAAACATCCGTGACAAACGTTTTCATTTATTACCCTATATGTTTCTAATTTTGTTTCTGCCCATTTTTCACTAAACCCAGATATAAGAACAACGGGTAGTTTACAAGCCCAAGCCAACCAAGACAAACCTGACCCAAGACCTACAAAAAATTCACAAGTAGATAGATCATTAATTACCTCTTGTAAGTTTCCACCTTTAAAAACTGAAACCCCTTTTGGGTAAAAGTTATTCATATAACCATCACCTTCTTTTGAGTAAATCATACATTCATACCCAAGATTATTTAAGTAATCAACAACTTCTTGCCAACCACTTTTATTGTTCCAATATTTTGCTTGTGCTGTAGAATGAAAACCAATTCCAACTTTTTTCTTTTTTTCTACATTTGGTAAATTAAGATTTGGTCTTATTTCTTTATAGTCCAAACCAAGAATATCGGTTGCAGTTTTTTGTAGTGGTTGTAATTTAACGTCAATTTTGTGTTTGTTAGTGTCAATCGTCCCATCTTCATTATAAAACCAACCCAATCTATATTGTGCGTGAATATTGGGTACGGACTCACCAGGTTCTACAAATTCTATGTTTGGATATTGGTCTTTGAACAGATAATTCATGAAGGTGGATACAATTAAATTACATTTATGTTTTAATCTAAATTCTTCACAATAGGGAAACCACGCTAATGTATCTCCAAGGGATTTTGATCCAAATGAAATATAAACACGTTTGTTTTCTAAATTGATTTGGTTTTGATATATTAGTTTACCATTTTCTCTAATTTCAGTTTTCCAATTACTAAAATATTCACGATTGAGTTTTATCCAACTATTTATTTTAATGTTGTTTTCATAAACCAAAGATTTTTCATCAAATAATTTAATATTAAATTCTCTATCCCCCTGACCCAATATTTCAAAAAACGGGTTTACAACAAAATGTTGTTTAATAACATAATCGTTTTCAATCGGTTCTTGTTGTGTGATATCTAAAACCGAGACTTCTTTATATAGATCTAACAGACCTTGCCCGAAACTATCATCCATAGGAATTTCATACGAGTCATCACTTTCAATTAAATCTAATAATTGTTTAGATATGTTCTCTACATCACCCTCAATTGGTGTAACGTAATTATCAAACATACCTGAATATTGTGGTAAGTTTCTTGTTAAGATTTTCATCCCGTAATTAACCGATTCTCTAACAACCAATGGATTACACTCCCAAGTTGAGTTAAACATGAAAACATCACATGCCTGCATAAATTTATCAACATCACTTCTCTCACCCCATACTTTTACATTTGATGGTAAGTCTTTCATAATCGAACCCCAATATCCCTCAAAATTTGGTGCTTGGTTTCCTATAAAGTGAAATTGAATGTTAGGGTTAGATTCTACTAAAGTTCTTGCGACCTCAACACCTTCTCCTTGATTTTTACCGCTCGTCCATAAACCAACATTTAATACGTGAGTCTTCATTAAATCTAAACCTAACTCATCTCTTATTTTTAGTTTATGTATAAGAGGTACGGTATTAACACCTTTAATGGTTCCATATTCCTCCAATAGTGAATTAACTTTATTCTCGAAAGGGTATAAAGAAAGTCGTTTCATCGGTTTTGTACTCTTAAAGGTATTATCCATATGATACGGAGTTACCAATGAATATGCTTCAGGTTGTAATTTTTTATTCGTTTTTGGGTCGTACCATATGTTATGACAAGTCTCAACAATTCTCCAAGATCTATCGTTAGAATAAATCTGATTTAATAAATCCAAAGGAATTCTATTAAACGCCTCAAAACCATCTAACATTTCTTCAGAGTGAATAACATCAATCTTATTATTTTTAATAATATCAATTAACCCATATTTTCTTTCAATCTCACCTGTTCCACCAAGAGTGAAGAAATGTTCTTCACCCAATAGTTTAATGATCTCATTTCTTTGGACGACATATGTTTCACTAAAATTAGAATACTCAACTAAGAATATTTCTATTTCATTTTTAAATTTTTGTAATGACTGAATTCTTTTTAACGCGAATTGGGGTGCACCTCCTGTACTCAAATGTGGTTCTATGTATAATATTTTTAATTTCACTTATTTATTTTTTCTTTATTTATTAGTTCGTAATTTTTATACTTTTTAGTTCCAAAAAACCCTAAACTACAACCCAAGTATTCAATAACAGATTTTCTGGTTTCAATTACAATAATTTTACCTTCAGGTGTTTTTATGTAATATCTAGTCGCATCTGGATTACTCGACCCTATATTTAAACCTTTCCTATCTTTACTCCATTTTTCTTTTATTTCGTCCGAATGTTTTTTTCCATACATTGGGTGTTTTTCTCCTCTTCTATCTATTTTTTTTGCAACTTCCTTTAGTTTTTTTATAGTCTCTTCTGATTTATTTTTACCTGGATTTTTATCTCCTTTCCATAATTCACTCAACCTATCTTTTTCTTTTTGAGACATTTTTTGGTTTTTTCTTTTTTCCCTTATTTTTTGTTTTGTTTCTTCAGATAATTTAATACCATATCTTGGGTTATTCTCACCTCTCATACTCCTATATGATCTACCCCCCTCACATATGTTATAACCGATACTTCTATTTGTTGAGTCTAACTCCTTTATCCAAAAAATTTCCCTTTCATCTAATTCCACCAAAGACGAACATATCTCAATAATTTCTTTTATAAAATTTTCTTTACCATATTTTTTTATTGATGTTAATATCCTCGTACCTGACCCAAAATAGTTAGGGTTATTAGCCATATCTTGACCAACATATATTTTCCCATTTATTAAGTTTGTTATTTTATAAATTACCATATAATGTGTGTTAAAAAATTTAGAACCCCCAGTTGATAAATATGGTGATAATTTTAATTTTCATATTTTCCATAAACTAAAAATACATGTGGAATAATAAAAATTAAAGTTTTTATCTTTTAAAGAAGTTGATTTAATCTGTATTTATTTTCATTATATAATATTTTTTATATGACTTATGAAAGAAATTTGTATAAATATTGCCGGTTGTAATTCGTTAGGTGACACACTTTGTGCTACACCAATCGTTAGAAAAATTAGTAAAAGTTATAATAGAAAAGTTCATGTAATTTCAAAACACCCCGATCTATTTAAAAACTCCCCCTATGTTGATAGGAACATTCCTTACACTGATGAAGAGTTTGATCGGGTTAATAAAGAATATGAAGTAATGTCAACATTTGATGTTTCATATAAAGACAATGGAGTTTGTAATAAACATAATGTGATGGACATTAGACAATTACACGCAATTAATCTTGGGTTTATGTTAACCAAAGATGAAATGACTTTGGACTATATTCCAAATGAAGATGTGACACTTCCTCATTTACCCAATAAATACGTTTTAATACATCCCGTTCAAAATTGGAATTCAAGAACTTGGCCGGCAAAAAATTGGCAAATGTTAACACAACTATTAAATGAAAAAGGAATATCGGTAATTTCAATTGGAAAAAATTCATCAGAATTAGGTGGGTCAAATGTTGATAAACCAGTTTTTGATTTTCCAATAAAGTTAGGATATAACTTAATGAACCAAACATCTCTTGATCAAACTTGGCATTTAATAAATAATAGTATGTGTTTTGTTACAATGGATTCAGGTCTTTTACATTTAGCCGGTACTACAGATGCAGAAATTATACAGTTAGGAAGTTCAATAAATCCTGAGTTTAGAACACCATATAGAAATGGTTCACAAGAATATAAATATCATTATGTTAGAGGTGGTTGTGGATTGAATTGTGCTTCAGATATGAAATATGGAGTTCAAGAATGGGGGTCGATACAAGGAATACCGTCATTAGTAAATTGTCTCGAAAGGAAAGAAACTTTTGAGTGTCATCCTTCGGTATTACACGTATATAACAAAATTATTGAAATTATCGATAAAAATAAAAATTACCACAATATTTTTTAATAGGTATTTATAAAAAAAATAAAATTTGCCAAATCAAGTAGATATACTAACTTCTTCCGGTGTTGCACCTTATGATGTATACGTTTGTGATATAACAAATACTTTTTGTTATTTAGTTGCAACTGGAGTTTCGTTACCATATCAATTTAACGTACCACCACCATTAGACAATACAAATGATCTAATAATAAAAATAATTGACTCAAATGGTTGTGAGTATTTTGAACCATATAGTTGTCCTGTTACACCGACTCAAACCCCCACATTAACTCAAACTCCCACACCCACCAACCCATTTCCTTGTAATTGTATTGTTGTTTCAAATGTCTCATTGTCGGTTACAGGATTTG